CTTGACCACGGTCTTGGTCTTGTCGCCTCCTTTAGCGGTGCCGGGGTCGATTTCGGCGTGCCGGCCGCGCACCACGACTTCCACGGCCTGGACGGCGCCCGTATCGTCGCGCTGGTAGGCACCGGCGAAACGCAGCAGGACGCCGCTGGCTTTGGTGACGCCGAAGGATTTGTAAACCTCCGCCATGAAGCCGCCGAGGGTCTGTTCGATTTCGAGCTTTTCCTGTCCGAGGTCGATATCGACTTCGCCGTCCATGCCGCCACCGCGGAAGGCTTCCATCTTGCGCGTGAGCGTAGGCAGCTTGACTTCTTCGACGACACCCATGAAGGAAATGCCGTCGTTGTAGACGTTGTAGTTCTTGAGGCTGTTGGGCAGGGCCATGATGCGTGTCTCCGGTTAGGCGCCGATGCGGGTGGCGAAGTCGGCGAGATACCGATCCGTGATGCGCTGGCGGAACATGAGGTTTTCGAGCGGGGGAACCGGCGTGTAGTCGTAGTCGATGTACAGCTTGCCGGCCTTCAAGGTGACGACATCATTGACGGCCGGGTCGTACCAGCAATCGCCGTCGATGATGTAGCCGAGCGCCTTCAATTCGCGGAACTTGGCGCGGATGCCTTCGATGATGTCCTTGATGAGGCTCGGGGTCATGGGCTTATCGACCGCCCAGAAGTGGGCCTCGGCCATGGTGTCGGCGAGCACCTGGGCGGTGCGGGTGTAGTTCTCGAAGGCGAAGAGCGGGTCGGTGGAGCAGGTGCGCGAGCCCCAGAAGCGATAGCCGTCGTGGCGGATGAGCGTGGTGACCTCGGCTTCGTTGAGGTAGCCGGCGTCGGTGGAGGGGTCCTGCAGATCCCAGAAGACGTCCTTGCTGATGCCGGTGACGCCGTCGACGGCTACGTTGGAGAGGGTCTTGTGCCAGCCGACTTCCTCGTCGATCAGGGCGCGCAGGCCGAGGGCGCGGGCGACCGAAGAGGTGTTGGCGTAGGCGCTGGCCACGGTGTCCCAGGCGACGAAGTCGGGCCAAAGGACCATGAGTTCGCGGCTGCCGAAGTTGTCGCGGTAGGTGACGGCTTCTTCCTTGGTGTCGCAGCCGTTGACATGCACGTAGGCGAAGGCGCGCAGTTGCGCGGCGATGCTGGCGAGTTCGGTGGCGACGGCCAAGGTGTCGAGGCCGGGGCAGCCTAGGATGCGCGGTTTGACGCCGAACTTGCTCTTGGCGGCAAGAAGCGCCTTCATTCCTTTGTATTGGCCGGCTGGTGTAACGCTGCCCACGACGTTGGTCGTGGTCTCGGCTTCGGTGGCGCCTTCGGCGACGCGCACGACGATGGTGGCGGGGCTGGTCTGGTCGGCGATGGCGTCGAGCGTCTTGGCCAGGGTGCCGAGCGTGCCGGCCTTGCCGGAGGCGGTGAGTACGTCGGTGATCAGAACCGGCGTATCGAGGGGGAACATGGCGGCATCGGCGTCGCTGGCGGTGGCGACGAGGCCGATGACGGCGGTTTCAATGGTGCGGATGGGGCGGGTGCCGTCGTCGAGTTCGTAAACTCGTACGCCGTGGTGGTAATCAGTGGGCATGTGGGTGGTCTCCTGTGGTCGCGTGGCGTCGCGGGTGGGTGGTGCAGGCTCAGGCCACAGGATTCCACGTGCGCGCGCGGGGCGCTATCGCCGCTGGCTGTAGCTTTGCGGCTTAAAGCCTTTTGCCGGAGCGGTCAGATCCTGACCCAGTGCAGCGGCTTGCCGAGCGATCGCATTTCGCGCGCCAGTGCGGCCGGCGTGGCGGTGTCGCAGAGGACCAGTCCGGCTTGTTCCCAGAACCACAGGACGAATTCGGCGCATTGCCACAGCGCGTCGTCGCCGATCTTGAGCTTGCGGATGCCGGCGAGAAACGCCTGCCACTTGGAGTACTGCTCTCCGATGCGCTTCATGCCGGCGTCGAGGGCCGACTCCGGGAAGGCAAAACCCATCGGGCACCAGTAGAACGCGTCCTGGTTGGACAGCGGTTCGATAACCACGCCGCGGCCGATGGCATGCACGACGAACACCCGGCCGGCGAGGACGACGGCGACGCCGACGTGGGAGTACTCGCTCATCGTGAAGGCGCGCACGATCAGCACTTGAATGTCCGACCAGCTCGACCAGGAGCCGTGCGACCAGAAGAGCAGGTCGCCGGTCCGGATCTGGTCGCGGGTGGCGGCGTAGTCCATCACGTGACTCCGAGCTGCGCCTTGATGGCGACGACGAAGGTTTGCCACGCGACCGTGACGGCGGCGAGCGCGGCAACGTCGGCGGCTTTGCGCGCGGCTTCCTTGCGCGCCAGGCGATTGGCGCGGATGGACGTTTGCGCGGCACGCCACGCGGCGGCGGTGGCGAGGATGTCGTCAGCCGCCCATTGCGCCGTCTTGCCGGTGGCGTCGGCCCAGGCTTGCACGTAGGCGGGTGCGGCGCCGGCATAGGCGGCGTCTTTGAATGCCTGCGCCTGCGCTTCGGCCTCGGCGTATTCGGTGGCGCGGTTGCCGAGCGCGGCGGTGTAGATGGCGTCGGCGTCGGAATCGATCTGGCGGATCAGCGCGGCGATCGATTCGGCGAGCGTCGGCGGGATAGGATCAGTCAAGACAGGATATCCGTTGGCATCGGCGCTGATGGTCTTGCCCTGTGACTGACCTTCGAGCAAGGCTGCGTGCTGTGCGTCGGTGATGTCTTTGGCGTCGTCAGGAATGGCGTTTCCGTGAATTGCAGCGGCATAGAAACCACCTGTTGATGCAGAGTACTTTATTCCCATGAATTTCTCCCTAAACACCAGTTGCTAAATAGCGACCTTGAACTGATCCGGAGCTTCCACGATTCCATGTAAAAGAAGCTGTATTCGATGAAGTGCAATAAGGTGCCGCTGTTGAAGCGGCCGACCCAGTTCCAAACGTCAATGAAAAAAGGTTGTTCGGAAATGCGATAGGGAATGTCGTTGTCCCGGATACTGACGCTGATGCGTCAAATTGTCCCCATTGAACGATCAATCCGCTCGGGAGCTTCTGCCAGCCGTTTGCAGCGATTGACGAACCAAACGCCCCGGAAAAACCAAGCTGTGCCGATCCGCCGGTGCAATGCCAGGTTCCGAGACCGTTAGCTTCAGTGAAAAGGCTATCCCCGTTGCCGAGCGATACCGACGTCACGCCGGCGTTGTTGACCGCGATTTGATCGGCGCCCGCACGGGCGACTGTCATCGCTCCGGTTCCGATGTTCATGAACTCGATCTTCGATCCCGCCGCAAAGGTGTTGCATGCCGGCAGCGTGATCGTGATCGGGGTGGCGCTGTTGCCGACGACCAGTCCGCCGGCGTGCGCCACGGTCAGCACCGTGTTTACTGCCACGACGGTGATGCCGGACGATTCCAGCCCCATGCGTTTCAGGAAGGCGGTTGTCGCCAGCGACGTGTCATTGTCGAACTGCGCCGGCGTCGGGGCGGTCGGGTTGCCGGTGAACACCGGGGAGGCGAGCGGTGCCTTGAGCGCCAGGGCGTTGGCGACCGTGGCGGCGAAGTTCGGGTCGTCGCCCATGGCTTCGGCGAGTTCATTCAGCGTATCGAGCGCGCCCGGGGCGGCGTTGATCAGGGCGGTGATCTGTCCGGCGACCCACAGTTCGGTGGCGTACTGGGTGTGCGGATCCGCGGCGGCGAGGTGGGCGGTCATTTCTCCGACAGCGGCTTCGATCTGTTGCTTGAGGTACTGGGTGCGGTTGCCGAGCTGCTTGGCCTGGGTGTTGTCGATGCCGTCCGGGCCGCCCTGCACGAGGTCTTCTTCCTCGAGCTGGTAGACGCCGGGTTCCCATGTGGGGGTTTCGTTGAGGTTGGCCATGGTGGCTCCTAGGTGAGTTGATCGGCGACGACGCCGCGGGTGTAGATGCCGGTGCGCGGTGCCTGCCCGTTGCGGCGCAGGGTGGCGCGGCGGAAGTCGATGGCGACGAGGTGGACGCAGTTGCGCTGCACGGCGGCGAGCAGGCGCTTGATCTGCTGCGCCTGGTCGATGGTGGCCGGGCGGTTGAGGATGACGCGGTAGGTGGCCCAGCCTTCGCGCCCGCGGCGGTGATGGCTGCCGTCATGGAGGAAGGCGCCGTTGCGCTTGATGCTGTCGGCACGCTCGATGAGCTGCGCGTCGGGCTGGCCGATGGAGGTCAGGGCGCGGCGGATGGCGGACGGCGTGCCTTTGTGCTGGTGGATGGCGCGGGCTTCGGCGATGACGGCGCGCTTTTTCTCGACCGGCCAGCCATAGGACCATTCGTCGACGGACAGCGCCCAGGCGAGGTGCGGCAGCAGGGCCGCGGGGCAGGTGGCGGCGTTCCACAGTTCCGGGACGATGGCAGCGTGGTCAAGGCGCGCGGCCTGCGTCTGCTCGAGGGCGCGCTCGAGCGCGGTCGAGGCGGGCGGCAGCAGGCTCTTGACGCTGGCCATGCGCGCTCAGGCCTCGATGCCGTCGACGGCGACGGTGATGGCGGTGCAGTACGGGGCGTGGCTTTCCGTGCACACGACGTTGGCCGCGGGGCTGCGGATGATGACTTCCTTGACGCCGCTGTTGTGCGCCGCGGCGTCGATGGCGGACTTGACGATGTCGGCGGCCAGTTTGTGGTGATCGGCGGCGAAGGCGGCGAGGGCGGTTTCGGCGGCGGCGACGGCAAGTTCGGTGGAGGCGCCGGGGTAGAGGATGAGGCCGATGTCGAGGGCGTAGGCGGTGATGGTGCCGGTGGCGACGATGACTTCCTCGGACAGGGGGCGGATGGTCTCGTCGTCGAGCGCGGCCTGGGCGGTGGCGATGAGTTCGGGCGCGGCGGTGCCGTCGCCCAAGCGCGAGAGGATGTAGACCTTGGTGGTGCCGCCGTAGGGGCTGGTGACGCTGGCATCCTTGACCTGGCCATCGGCGGACAGGGCGTGGAACTTGAAGGCGTCGCGCGGGCCGGCGACGCTGTAGCTTTCGGGTTTCAAGCTGAGACGGTAGCGGTAGTCGTCGTCCGTTTCCATGACGGCCGGGGTCGGCGGGGTGGTGCCGGTGTCCTCGGGGGTGACGGTGAGACGCGCTTCCTGATAGTAGGTGGCGCCGAGGTGGTCGAGATCGGTACCGGTGGCGAAGGCGAGGAGCAGCGCCCGGGCTTCGTCGTTGTAGCGGGCGCGCAGCTGCAGCTCGCGGTAGGCGGCGATTTCGAGCAGCTTGAGCGTCGGTTCGGATTCGAGGTCGATGGTTCCTGCGATGTCCGGATAACGGGCGACCAGATCGGCCTTGAGGTCGGCGAGGATGGCCTCGAAGGAGAGGGTTTCGATGACGTCGGGGGTGCCGAGTTGGGAGAGGTCGAC